CTGATTCCCTTAGGGATTTAGCTAAGCTCCCAGTAGCTAAGAAGAATATTCAAAAGCTCAATGTTGAATCCGTAATAGACGGTTGCATCGTTTCTGAAAAAGAAAACAATGTTATTGTCGAAGACGAAGAAGTGTCAACTGCACCGGAAGAAAAAGTGAATACAGTTGAAGAACTGTTTGTTGATACTCTCATGGGCCGTCGCAAACTTTAAAACAAATATATACAAATAAGGAGATATTAAAATGTCATTAGCAAAATTTCGTAAAGTAGGTACCAAAACGGGTGCTGGTCGTTTCGTTGTTTCGGAAGGTATTGCACCATCCGCATACATCTTGCCATCAGTTGCCCTTCCAACTTGGTACGCAGACTCAGAAGATGATCGTTTTGAAATTGTTATTCCAAAGGGAACAATCCTTTCGGTAGTAACAGATGCAAGCGGTGATTCACGTTTCGTTCCAGCTAACGGTAGCGGATCTTCAATAACTTGGGGAGACACAATTTCAGGTTGGAATCCACTTGCAGCAGCAACACCAGTCGCTGGCGCATCTGGAGACACACAAGCAGTTGCTGCACGTTCAGTGCCAGTTGGCTGCGCACAGTACGATCTCTACAGACCATTTGATAAGGGTACATCGCAAGGTGCAGGCTTTATCGTCAGAGGTTATGTTGAGTATCCAATGGTTACAGGCGTTAACGCAGATCTCGTAGCAGGTAGTTTAGTTGCTCCAGACTTCATGGGTCGTCCAAGACTCTTGTCACAAGGTGATGCAGCTAGTTACCCACACTTGATTGTAGGTAAGGTAATTGAAGTTGAGAAGTTTGCTACAAACTTTGATGACGGACTACTTTCCTACATGCAACTTCCATCGGATCCAGGTGCGCTCAAGACAGTTTATGAGCTCACAAGATCAGGCACATACTCAGGTAAACTTGGTATCCGTGCAAACTTAGATGTTACGAATGTTATTGGTGCTTTCCGCGTCAATTTAACACTCTAATAAAAAAAAAGAAAATAAAAAAAAGAAATAATTAAACAGGAGGAAATATCCTAGATGAGTAAGACAATCCAAGAACTCCTCTCGGGTCTCCCAGCTTGGGAAGCCGCATTTGCTGAAGATGGCTACATCGACACAGATAACAGAGTTACAATCAAGGAAGCATTCGGTTCGTCAGACGCAGCCGCTTTGTTCCCTAAAGTAATTTCTCGTACTCTGCGCGAAGCAGCCGAACCACAGCTTTTGGTAACCCCGCTTCTTTCTACAGTACGCCTTGGTAAGGGTCGTTCTTTGGAATTTCCAGCGGTAAACGCAATTCAAGCTGCTGAGATCCCAGAAGGACAAGAATACCCAGAACAAGCTCTCGCATTTGCTAAGCAAATCGAGGGTAAGGTGTCGAAGAAGGGCGTTAAGCTGGCTTTCACAGAGGAAGTTATTGCTGATTCTCTTTGGGACATCGTAGGCCTCCATGTACGTGCCGCAGGCCGTGCAATGGCACGTTTGAAAGAGCAGATTGCTCTCAGTCGTTTCAAGGATGCAGCTACAATTGTATTCGACAACGACAGTGGCAGCTATGACGATACAACAGGTCGTGGGATTGATGGTGCTTACAACAGCACTGTTACCTGGGACGATGTTGTCGACATGGCAGCTGTTCTAATGGCCGAAAACCATATACCAACAGACTTCATTCTTCACCCACTGATGTGGTCGGTCTTCCTTAAGGACTCGATCTTCCACATGGGCGGCGCTGCATCAGCTGTTAATACCAGCTGGGGCTACCGTCCACAGTCGAAGGATGGCGCTCTTAACGCAACAGCCCCAATGGGTCTGAATGTGTTAGTGTCACCATTTGTTAGCTTTACAGCTAAGAGCGGTGCAACATTAGCTAAGTCAGATCTGTTCCTCATTGACCGCAATGAGGTTGGCAGTCTTCTCGTCAAGGATGACATGAGCACAGATCAATTTGATGATCCGTCACGTGACATTCGTTCGATGAAGATGAAAGAGCGTTACGACATCGTAATGCTTGGTGACGGTGAAGGTATCACAGTTGCTAAGAACGTTAGACTTGCCCGTAACTACGAAGTACAAGTTACTAACGAAATGTAATAGAACCTTAGGACTGTTATAGTTACGACACAGTCTTAGAAAGTAGGGGGCAGCGAAAGCTGCCCCTTATTTTTTTGCACCAACCCTGTTACTAATTAAGTATCAGTATTTTCCTGAGGAGATAAATCGTGCCATTAAATTTAATAGATTATGCCTCAGTGGGTATCGATAAAGTTAAGATTAAATTTGGTAGAACAGTAAAAATTAGTTCTATAACAAATGATAAATTTATTGTTCAAACATCAGCAGCAACACCAACTCTTGTATCTAGTCCATTTAAAACAATTAACTCACTAGCTGACTACAATACAATATCTAGAACTCTCACTCTTTACTGGGATAAAGTTCTTGTTTCTGGCCAGGAATACTATCTAAGAGTAGTTGGTATATTAGATTCTGCAAACGAAGTTGTGGCAGAAGAATATATAAAGTTTACAAAACAAGATGCAGCTACACCTTCTGGTTTTTCAACTTCTGTTGTTCCAGAAATAGAAGAAATCTTAGTAGAAGATAATTCGATCTTAACTGAGGCCTATACTAGCTATCAAATTATAGCTAAAAATCCAGAATTCTATATTGATTCTGTTGAGCCAAAAAATGGATCTTTTTATATAGCAAATGATAATAATGACGGAAGAGTCACCATTACCTTCAATGCTCGTCCAGCTTCTAACTTTTTATCTAATAGATATTTTAAGGCTCAAAGAAAAAAAATTCAAAAGTCACCTTCTCGTTGGGAAAATGTTGAAACTGTAATACAGATGCATTCTTGGAAACCTGAAATATATGTAGATTTCCCTTCTTTAAGTGACGCAACACCATCATATTATACTGAAAATAAAGATTATTTTGAAAAAGGTTATAAGTACAGAATAACAGTTTCAAAAGATGTAGGTATATAATATGGCTAATTTTATATATAAAAAAGCAAAAGAATCAATGTTGAGTGGCGAATTAAACCTAGTAAGTAATAGTTTAAAAGTTGCCTTTTTAGATACTTCTTTATATACACCAAATCAAAACACTGATGAATTTTTGTCAGATGTACCAACAGCAGCAAAAAAATATAGAAGCGCAGCATTAAGCAATGTGTCTAATACTTTAGGAGTCTTAGATGCAGATGATGTAACTATTTTTTATAATGGTACACCATTTAATGCAATCGTTTTTTATCAGTTTGGTACAGCTGATTCCGATTCAAGATTAATAGCTTTTATAGATGACTCTGAAGGATTACCATTTGCTGGTACTGCAGAACCTTCTGCTATGACATTACAGTGGAATAATAGTTTAACTAAAATCATTAGCTTATAGGAAAATATATGGCAACAAATTATCCAAATCAATTAGATGTTTTAATAAATCCAACAGCAACCGATAAGCTTAATTCGGTTACCGTTCCACATCATCAGCAACATAGTAACCTAAACGACGCTGTAGAGGCCTTACAGACCACTCTGGGGCTTAATCCAGCTGGGTCTCATCTTACTGTTAAGGACAGAATTATATCTGTAGAAGAAAACATTACTAGTTTAAATGGCATAGGAGATGTTACTATAAGCAATGTTGGAACTAAGGATGTTTTAATTTATAATGGGTCTCAGTGGGTAAACAAATCTGTCGAATCATTGTCTAATAACAGCGCAGAGCTTAATATTAATGGAGGAAATTTTTAAATGGCTAATATCTTAAGAATTAAAAGAAGGGCTGGAGGCGGTGCCGCTGGTGCGCCAAGCTCACTCAAAAATGCCGAGTTAGCTTTTAACGAAGTTGATAACATCCTTTATTATGGTTATGGAGACGATGGTACCGGTACAGCAAATACTGTACCAGCAATTGCTGGCGTAGGCGCATTTGTTTCATTAAGTACTGATCAAACAATTACTGGAAATAAAACATTTAATGGCGTAACAATTGTCCCAACACCTACTGCAAACGGACATGCAGCAACAAAATTATATGTTGATGGAACCATTTCTAGTGTAAATAATACAATTGCAAACATAGCTACTTCATTTACGGTAGCAGGTGATTCTGGGTCAAGTCAGACGATAACTTCAGGATCTGATACTCTGACAATTGCTGGTGGCACTGGTCTTACATCAGTTGCAAGTTCAACCGATACCATTACCTTAAACTTAGACAATACAGCTGTAACTGCTAACTCGTACGGCGCTGCAAATACAGTAGCTACATTTACCGTTGATGCTCAAGGTAGATTAACAGCTGCTGGCGATACAGCAATCAACATCTTATCAACTCAAGTTTCAGATTTTAACGAAGCCGCACAAGATGCATTTGGTTCACTGGTTTCTTCTGGATCGCAAGCTGGAATAACAGTTACCTATGATGACGCAAATGCAAAAGTTAATTATTCAGTAACAAATCAGGCAGTTAATATCTATGGAGATAGTGGAGTGACTGTACTCGGAGTGACTGCTGCTGGTGGTGGATCTTTCTCCATCTTAGGTGGAACTGGACTTACTGCTGCTGCATCAAGTGCTACTGTTACTGTAGATCTTGATAATACAGCTGTAACAGCTGGTTCATATGGTAATGCAAGTACGGTTCCAAATTACACAGTTGATGCACAAGGTCGTCTAACAGCTGCTGCTAATACTGCAATTTCAATTGCATCAACAGCAGTTACAGATTTTGCCGAAGCCGCTCAAGATGCTTTTGGAACATTAGTAACTAATGGCACACAAGATGGAATCACAGTTACTTACGACGATGCAAATGCAAAAGTTAACTTTTCAGTAGCAAGTCAATCATTTACTGCAGCTGCAGATTCTGGCTCTAGCCAAACAATTACAGCAGGAGACACATTCACCGTTTCCGGTGGAACAGGTCTTACATCTGTAGCAACTTCAGATACAATTACAGTAAAC